TGCCGCAAATTTCTCACTAACAAATGCCAAAACATTGTTTAACATGTCTAATACTGGAATCATACCGGCTTTTATATAATCAAAAAAACCGATTGCCGTTGCTTGAATTTGTGAAAGTGATTGATTCCATTTGAAATCAAGCGTTTCACTTGCCGCAGTAAATGCTTCATCTAACATTCCTGTTGAATTTCTAACACGGTCAAAAATTTCAACATTAGTCTCAGCACTTGACCCCATCAAATCAAGAACTCCCATCAATCCACGTATATTAGGGAAAACTTTTGCCATTGCATCTTCGCCGTATTTATTCGTTAATTCTCGCAAATCTCCTAAGGTAGAAATTAAACCTTCTTCTTTTATTTGTTTACGTAATTTACTTGATGAAGTACCCATAGCGACCAAAGCGTCTTCGGCTTGTTTTGCGGGTTTTAATAATCCGCTCATAATTGCTTTTAATTGAGTTGCCGCTTCATCTGCTCCGGTACCTGTTCTTGTCATTGCCGCTTGTGCCGCCGCTACCTGGTCAAAAGTTACCCCCCCATTGAGCCGGCAAGTGCGGCCGCTTCGGCTTTTCCTTCTCTTACTGCCGAGACTAGAATATCAGTTGCTTTGCTTGCGCTTAAATTTTCACTTCCGTATGCGTTCATAGCTGACGTTACAAGGTCGGCTATTGTCGCAGTTTCGCCTAATCCGGCCGCGCTTGCTTTTCCTGACATTTCTAAGACTTCCATTGCTTCGGCTCCACGCAACCCCGCAGACGTTACAAAAAACAATGCTTCCGCCAGTTCTTTTGGGGCTTTCCCTAATTCTGGCGCAAGTTCTAAAATGTCCGCGCCCCATTGGTCTACTTGGTCCTGTGCAATTCCAACTAAACCAACAACTTTCGATAATTCACTTTCAAAATCTTTTCCTAATTTAAAAACAGCAACACCGGCCGCCGCAATTGGCAATGTTAAATTTTTTGTCAAACTTTCTCCAACACCTTTTACACTATTACCAATTGATTCTATTCCTCCGCCAATGCTACTAAATGCGCTTCCAATTTTTGAAGCGGCCCCCTCCATTGCTGTCCCTAATCCATTAATACGCTCGCCAAAACTTCGCGTAAATTGATTACCTTCATTTTGAACAGTTCTAATTCCTCTTCTAAATCCCTCAGTATTTACTGTAACGGGGGCGACTATTTCGCCAACTACTATACTCAATTTAATTCCCCCCTATATTACAAATTTGATTCATCATCACTATATATATTTACAAATTTAAAATTATCTTTGTTTTTTATCCATCTAATAAAGGCCGCATCTTGAGGAAGATTATTTAAAAGTATTAAAAAACGTCGCCATGTTATTTGTCGACTAAATCCAACTTTTAAAATGTCTATATTATAGTACCTCAAAAAATCGGCCTCAATTTTTCCAAACCCCCAAATAAAAATTCTAGGGCTTAAATTTTTTTTTGAATAGTTTCTTTCTTTGTTTCGGTTTTAATATCATAACCCCATTGCTTCAAAATTCGTACTGCTAAAGTATCAAAAATAAAATTTATACCTAATCTTGTCTTTTCCAAATTATTAACAAATTCGTCTCCAAACATCAAAGTTATAAATTGAACTAAACAAGAATCTGGAATTTCAATTATCTCCTTGCCTTTTACTTTTTTTATGCAATTTCTAAAGAAAAACATACTAAAATCAAAAGGCATCTCAGGAGGAACTTGTAAAAGTTCTCCTCTAAATTTAATTTCTAAATTTTTAATTTTTGATTCTTCAATCGCCGCGTCAAAATCGTAAAATAATGAATTTTCTTCATCAATTGCCGCTCTTTGTTCTGCTTCTTCTATTTGTTTGAATTTTTCTTCGTTAATTTGTTCTTGTGTTTTTTCCATCCATACTTCCCCCATTAAAATAAAATATTAGCTTCCAGGTGTTATTTCTGTTACTGCATTAACTCTAAATGTTGCTTTCCATTTATATACTTCACTAGTTGAGCCAGTTTCTTCATATGCTGTAAAAAATCCGGTTAAATTCTCACCATATCCGGTATTTTTTAATCTTCTAATTGTGCAAGTTGCGCCGGTTAATGCTATGTCTCTCATTTCGGCTTGTCCATCATCAGGACCACTTGAAGACGTTTCTTGCGCTATTCCTTCAACTTCGGCAGTTTGTCCAACGGAAATTGAAGCATATTGTTCACCAAGAACATTAGTTCCTGGAATATAATCTTCGGCTCCGGTGACATTTTCCTCTGCTACTGAAGCCGTTCTTTTGAAACTTGTAACTTTTGAAACAAATTCATTATCTACATATACCCTTGTATTTGCAAATTTTACTTCCATTTATTATCATTCCTTTTTATTTTTTATTATAGTCTAAAATCGCTCGCCGTAGTTTGCACCCTAACATTATATGTTACTTCATATTCCATTCTGTTCTCATCGTCGCGCCCTATTCCATGCGGCGGAGATTCTTGCATAAAATAGGTTATATCATGTCCATCTGGAATTAATTTTCCACTAAATCCAATTAATTTTTTATGAATATTCCAAATTATAGTTTGAGCATTGTCAGCACTTGTATTTCTAACAGTAATCATTATCCCAATATTATCAACAGATAGAGCGTTTGATTCGTCTAAAGGTATTGAAAGAACATCTTCAACAATAATTAAATTATCTGGCGAAGTTGGTTTTGTTGTATCAAACAAATCTATATTTGAAGTTCCAAAACCTAGATTTTCTAAGTATCCTCTAACTTCATTTTTTATCATTATAATACGCTCCTTAAATGCTCATTTAATTTCATTCTTAATACATGCGGCAAATATTTGACAATGGGGTCTCTTAGATAAAAACGTTTTCTTCCATGTTGAAAATTAGCCTGTTCATAATGCCATCTTACGGCATATGGAATTTTAGGTTTTCCAGTTCCTCTACCTCCACCATATGAAATACTGCCTTTAGGGTTACTGCTATATTGTCTTTTTATTGTTTTGCTTGCTTTTAATGGCCCCTCATTTAATGGAATTTGCGAATCTGAAATAGTTCCTATAACTTCTAATGAGTCATATATTGCATTAGTTGACTCATAGATTACATTACTAATTATTTGGTCGCCGTTCCAATTTTCCCATCCCATAAAATCACCTTACCTTACCGCTAATTCGAAATGGTGAGTTATATTTTTAATTGGGTCATCAACTCTTGCAATATCAAAAACGGTCATTCCTTGAAATGTTCGCGGTGACGTTTGGTCAATTTCATAATATGGCCATTTTTCATCAATTCCGCAGTCATTTTTTAAAAAAACAATTGCTTTAGCTTCCAACATTTCGCCGTCTTTTTCTATTTTAAAATTTGTATCAAATTGAACAAATCCTTTCAAAGATGTTTCCGACAAGGTCGAATAATCACCACTTACATTTCTATCTTTTTTTCTTAATGTTACGGTATGTTTCATTAAAGAATTATAAATTGATAAACTACTCATCGTATTTTTACCCTCCTATTTATAATTCCACAACTAATTAATATATTATCAACAAAGGCCATTTCATCAGGCAAAACACCTGTTTGCATTGAATTTGTAGATTGTCCCCCCATGCTAAAACGTCCTAAACTTACATTATTTGCTTTTATTGAAGACGGATTATTGTCATTAATGTATAAACTTTCAACCATTTTTGAACACCACATTTTTACAGCATCAATTTTTGATTGATGTAAAGTTTCTAAAACGCCGCCACACCATACTTTAAAAGTATCAGTAATTTTATATCCATCTTCATTAATTGGATAATTACCAATTCTAGAATCTAACAATTTACACGCAATTTGAATTCTTAAAGTTGTCGCTTCGCTTGAATCTCTTCCCGTATATGTGTTATAGTCCGTTGGTGTTATATACATTATTTCCACCTCCTCCAATTTCCATCATTTCCTCTTTTATATCCCGCTTTTTTAATTGCTCCCCATGCGGCTTGAATTGCTTGTGTTTCATTTGTCTCATTTTCATTCAAAGTTGAATTAAATACTTCTATCCAGATTTTTTTTGCTCCTTGTGGCAAACTTTTTATTAATGTTGGCGGATTATTTATATTATATGGCACTAGTCGTCAATCCTATCTGTCCAATACCAAGAAAATAATACATATATATTATTTGAACTTGAATTATTATTAATAATATCCATACAATACTTTGTATTTGGTGGAAAAACATATTCTTCTATTTCACTACTATTTCCACCATATGAAGTACCACCTATTCCAGTACCGCCCGCAACATAATCATTATATATAATTGTTGACCCATAAGAATCTATTGTAGGGTCAATAACTAAATCGTCCCATTTATGCGTTAAATCTGAATAATTTCTATTATGATTTCTTGGAGTTACAGGGGTTCCTCCATGATATGTAATTTTTTCATATACATTAATATCAACATTTGATAATGTTGTTTTTATTATTGGTTGTGTAATATGTAAATATTTATCTCCGGTTGTTCCGGCAAGAGTTTTTTTATCTTCGCCTGGTACTGTAATTTTATCTTGAAGTGTAAAATATTTTCCTAAATGTATCATTTTATGTCTTTTTTGATAAACTATTATATATTGATTTTCTTCGTATAAATTTTTTAAAAGACTATATAAATAATCATTTATATCAAAAATAGTTCCATCACTTAATATTATTTTTCCACTACTAGGAGAAAAATTATCACCTTTCATTTTATCAAATCCTTATGATAAAGTTTGATTTAAAGAATTAATTAAGTCTTCACGTTTTCCAACAGCGGCAATATTATTTTTTTTACATAGATTTCTTATTTCGTTATATGTCATCTCTTCTAATTTTTTTTTAGATGATTCAATATAATATTCAATTGCAAATACTTCTAAATATGCTTTAACGTCTTTTTTTTCCATTAAAACAATATCGCCTATTTCATGATATTTTCCATTGTAATATTTTTTCTTTAAAAATCTAACTTTAACACCGTTTAATATTTCCATACTTTCCCCCTATTAAAAAGAAAAGGAAAAAAGAAAGCTAAAAATTAGCTTCCTGCTCCTTTGTATATTGCAAATGGATATCTTTCGTCTTCGTCTTCTTGAAGTCTATTTATAGGATTTGGAACTTGCCATCCTAATCTCATTGAAGACCTTAACGCAACCATATTCATCTGAGCCAAATTATAAAGAATTTCGCCAGTTACAGGGTCTTGAATAACTGCCTGGTCTAGTATTTTCCAAGTTACATCTTTTCTTAATGCATATACTAATTGGTTCCAATCTCCGGAAATCAAAAGACTTCTATTTCCATCAATAGCCCCATTTCTAGGGAAAATAACTTGCTCGCCGTCTAATTCGTATCTAGTTGCCCCTTGTACTCCTTCTTTATATAACGATTTAAATATAGGATTTCCCGCACTATCCCTTAAACCTCTTAATTTTGCCCTCATAACCATGTCGGCAACATGACCGTTTATCATATACCCATCTTCTTCAACTTTTGAAATAAGCCCATTTTCAGCCATTATATCGTCAAATATATCAGTGCCAACACTTCCAACAGTAACTAAATTACCCGCCGCAGTTGCCGCAGAAACAATATTTGTAGGCCATACTGCCGGAGCATTTGTTCCATAAAATACCGCTTGGTCAATTGCAATTCCGTACGCTTCAATTAATTTTGGTCTAACCTCAGCCCAAATATCATAATCTGCGTCTTCCAAAACACTTTCTGGAATTGGAACAATTACATTTAATTCTTCCGCATCAATATATTTATTTTCCCATTGCATCTTAGTTGTTTTCTTAAAATTCAAATCACTTGCCGCAGATGGACCTGGATTTGTAAAAAATGCCGTTGGTAAACTAGATAAAACGGGTATTCTTCTTTGCGCTCTTGCCATATCCGGCAATCTACGACCATATGTCAAAACACTTGAAAACTCTGGAACACTTTGAATTATTTCTCTTTGATATTCTTCAGGCATTAACGCCTCTGCTCCATTTCTAGGAATATACATATACTTCACCTCTAAAATTTATTTGTTATTTTCTAAAATAACTTCTAATTAATTGATTCATTGTTTGATTTTCTTTACTTCCGCCCGTATTTTTATTTTGGTCATCACCTATATTTTTATTTGTTTGATTATTTGATTTTATTAAATATGGCTTATCTTTTATTAAACTTTCTAATGCTTCCTTTACTCCGACAACATCGTCGCTGTCTGTTACGTCAATATTTTCCATATCTAATAATTTATAAGCAACGTCAACATCTATAATATTTAACTCTGTTCCAATAGATTTTACTTCGGATTTTATGAGTCTTTGTTTTGATTTAAAAATACGGTCTTCATTTGCTTTTTTTTCGGTTTCTAAATCAGCTTTTATTTTTTCTAATTCAGTCATATTTTCGCGTTTTTTTTGTGTTTCAAATTCGTTTCGAATTTGTTTTTCGATTTTCTTTTTTTCTCTTGCTAATCTTGCTTGAATTTTTTCCTCTAATTCTTGAGCTGAAAAACTTTTTGAATTTTCGGTGTTATTTTCATTGTTATTATTACTATTATTATTATCTTCATTATTTGAATTATTTTCGTCTGAATTATTTTCGCCATCGACATCTCCGCCGTCGCCATCACTATTAATATTCTCACCATCAGGAACTCCAATAATCGGCAATAATGGACCTAAAAATAAAATATATAACAATCTTTTCCATTTTTTCATAAAATATTCCTTTCCGTTTTTAGCCCGTCGGCGTTTATCCGTTTTTTGCTGTTAAGCTAGTCCGTCGACTATCCGTTTTTTTAACGTATCTATATTATACTACTATACGACAAAAAACACAAAAATATTTTATATTTTGCTTATAAGTAAAATACATGTTGAATCAAAGCAATAAAAAAGGACCATAGGCCCCATTTAAAATAAATACTATTAATCCCTAAACCAATTTATTGAAGTTGCGAATAAATCTTCTGGAAATGAATAATCATTACTATCATAATATTCTCTATCAAGTTTTGTTACTTGTAAAAATTGCTCTGGGGA